TCTGTCTCCGTTTCCGCTTCCGCAGCAAGGTTGAACGTCTGACACTTGGCCATGTCGCCGGTCTTCCACATGTTCCGTGTTGCCGTCGTACCGTCGTCACGTATCAGATAGCAGCGGTATGCCGTCACCGTACCGTCACTTCCTTTCGCTTCCACCACCCTGTATATAGTGCTGCCCGCGGCGCTAAGCTCCGTATTGCCGCCCACGTAGCTCAGCTTGCGGATCTCCAGCGCGTTGAATATAGCCTTTATACGGACAAGCAGTTCGTCAACCTCCAGGTAGCTCTTGCCGCTCTGCTTGTGGTACAGGCCGAAACCTTTGAGGCCTGCCGACCAGTCCCGTGAATGAATCTCCTGTGCTACCAGTCCCTGCACAAATGTCGCCACCTTGTCAAAGGTGATGTCTTCCAGCACCTCGCGTATTTTTGCAGTGTCTGTATCGAGCAGCTTGCGCAGTATCAGCGTTTCCAGCTCACCGTTTCCCAGCTCATCTATCCGGCCCCCGGACTTGCCTGCCGCAAAGTCACCGAAATCGGCGCCCCGTCTCAGCCGGGCCATTGCCAGGCTTATCAGGCCGGCAGCAAAGGTTATCGTTTCTTGTGCTTTATCTTCTATATCTTTACGAAGATATTGTCTGTCGCTTCTTTTCGCCGAATAAACATTATTGTCACTTGGAACTGCGAGACTTCCTGTTTTAACAATGTACACAGAACCATTGTTTCCATAATTCCCATTGTGAATGTAGGTAGTTCCATTGACAGTGATTTCATTCAACTTATTTTCTATATTTCCAATTCTTGAATAAGGGGCGGATTCACCGACCATATACTCAGGATTGTCATATGGTAAATCAAGTTTTATCGTAAATCCGATAATACGTGATAATCTCTCTCCTAAAGGGAAATATGCTTTGCTTATAAGTTTTATGCGTTGTCCAATATATAGATGCCCATATTCTTTGGCTTTCCACCAATATAAAGGACATGTATATGTATTGGGGTCTGTATTGCTTTTTTGTATGGCCTTTTGACCTTCATCAAGCAACTTTTCTTCCGCCTTTCTGACAAGCCCCATATCTTCAAAAAAATCGGGATCATATCCATGCAGTACAAAAGTATCGTCTTCTTCTGGAAATAATAAATTATCAGGAAGTTGACGACCGTATTTTTCGTTAGCCAATATATGAAACATCTGTCCTTTGGCCTCATATATGCCAATAGTGCCATCTGACAATTTTACATTTCCGTCAAGTTTATCTCCATGTTTAAGGAGGTTTATTTCAAATTCCATACCCGACAACTTGCCGGATGTGAACATTATGTTGAAATTGCTTACATTTGGCAATATATATTCTTTTTCAAGAATTATCTTGTCGTCATTAACAAGATAATATGTGTCCCATATTCCAGTCCCCTCTCCGGTACTTTCATCTACTTTTTCCATTTGATAAGAATCAACCTGAGTAACCTCACACTCTGTTTTGGGATAGACATCGTCAAGAATGAGAATACCTTCAACTCTTTCTTCTTCTGTCAAATCTTCTTTGGCATCAATATAGTTTTTACCGTTATTCCAAGTTTCGGGAAGCATAAGGTGTTGTTCTACAACACCCGTAATTGTTGTCTCTGTGGTGTAATCCTGCGTAAAATACGAAGCTGGAACTTTCGGGCGTATAAGTTGGCTCTTGTTTGGAATATTTACAATCTCATATCGAATGCCCAATGCAAAATAATCTTGTTCAAAATGGTCAGAATCTTTTGGTATAATTTCAATAATTGTATCGGAGATTCTTTGTGCATCATAGACTTTTCCATTGTTTAAATTGCCGGATAGGAATCTTACACCGAACGTTTTTCGATATAGTTCATCATCAAGCATAATGGAGGCATCAGAATCATTTATGTTGCCTATTCTGATTGTAAGCTCCGGTGCCTTTCCTGAAACTTCAATTGAAAACTCTATTTTTTCTATCTTTAAATCGGCGCATATAACGATATTAGCATATTCTGTTTCAAAATCAAAAGAAGCATTTTCCGGCATACAAAAGACAAAGGAACTGAATGCTCTGTCAAGAAACACGTCTCCCGAGCAACAGACAAAGTCTTTTTCTAACAATTTCTGATTATGGGCGTCATATATAATTATTTTTGCAGCAAGCCGAATACGCACATAATTGTCACAAGCATCAGGATTCCAACTTATAAATATTGGAATATTCCTTAATTTGAATTTATGTATTCCATTCTCTTGTGTATAACCTTGGAAAGCTACCGTTTTGTATTCTTCTTTTAAAACAAATACACCGTTATACGAGAGGCTCTTTCTTTCTTCTTTGACAAAGAGACTTGTATCTGAAAACATATTTAAATGAAGTGGCCTTGCTGTATCATTCAGATAGTTTAAACCTGACAGTCCTATATTATCTATGTTATCTATCCCTTTGTTGTCGAATATAAGTTTTTTACGATATCTTGATGGTATATTTGTTGTTCCCCCAAATACAAATAGCCGTGATACATATTTGTCACTACTTGTAGAGGGTGTCATTTTTTCGATACTGACACCGTCCTCAAATTCTATCGCATCATTATCTGTCCCCAATTGGCATTTCCCCAAATGTATTTCTTGATTTTCAATCCACCATTCGCATTCCCACTGTTCGGCTATCGCAGTTAGCGCGTCTATCAGATTTACATTGCTGAATGTAATAGGTTTGCGTACAGACAAGTCTGTACCATCTTCATAGACTACAGTATATTCGGCATTACGTTTATATCTATATCCATGAGCAGAAAGATTCGCGAGAAAAACTTGCATGAATACGTCTATCTTGTCGGTCAAGGTCCAAGACGCTTCTTGTCCCCCATATTCCGGCCGGTATTTGAATATCTTATTTTTCCACTTGTAATATTCGGCATCAAGACGCAGTTCATAATCATAACTATCTGTAGACACATTATAAGATGGTTTGTAAAAATCAACGATTTCAAAACGTCCAAAATCTGTATCACAGTAATCTCCTAACTGAAAATATATAGGCTCAACAACCGAGAATTTCAATATTATATAGTCCTCAGCCATTATTTGCTTAGAGTATATACAACCTTCATTTATTGAGGTTGTATATACTCTCTCTATTTTATTATCTATTAATTGTCTGTATATTGTTATCTCTACCATGTCAAAAAAAGGTAATACCAAATCAAAGTTACACCTCTTTTCTCGCATCGCAGAAAAAATGTATATTTTATTTGGAACAATCCGAGAATTGTGCCAAATTCATTCTTCCCCTCTCAAAAAAGGGTTAGGTTCATTAAATTTAACAGCTATTTTTGCGAACGTCCTGCTTATATTTTGGTTATACGTAACACTCTTGCCTGTATACCGCAGATGATATATCTCATCGCTGTCGGCAGGAACGGAGATGTCAAGTTTCACAGCATATAATTCTTCAAAGAAACTTTTCTTTTTTTGTTTGAAATCTTCTTTGTCGTTCCCTTTGATTGTGAATGTAAGCGTTAAATCCCGCTCTTCAAGTTTGGGGGTGCTGTCATCATACCTTGTACCGTGTTCCAATCTGCTTTTATTAGATACACTGTCTTTCATTGTTGATGGTGCTCCGATAGCGTCAATAAATCCATCTCCCATTCTCACACCCCATGTCTTTAGCGCGTCCTTTCCGTTTATAATCAAATCTGCCATAATTATAATTTATTCTTCAAATCCCGTTTCATATCAGCAAGAGTATTGTTTATATCAACCAAACTTCTTGCAGAGCTGCCTGTATTTTCATTTATCTCTTGAAGTTCAAGATAAGAGCTGGCCATTATATCCAACATATTATCTGCCAATTCCGTATATTTCTTACTACTCATTGTAAAAAAGCTATCAAACTTGGCATTCAATATGCTAATTTGCTCAAACCCCTGCCGTGTAATGTTATTACCCTCTTCTTGTCCGATTTGTATTGCGGTCAATCGGCCGTCAATTGCCTTTCCGGTATCTTCCGTTATGCTCATAGTTGAATTTACTGTTGCACTTTGGGCTTTGGACAATTCCGTGTCTATCCCGAATGTTTTCGCTATTGCATCACGTTCTGCAATAATGTCATTTGCGAGTTTTTTCTGTGCATCTCGTAATTCTTGTGATTCTTCTTCTGTGAGGTCGAAAATACCATTACCATTACTGTCAAACTTTTCAGCCCACATGTCGTATAGTTCCTGTATCTTGTCTTTGTATTTTGTCGCTATCATATTCTGTAATATTGCGTTTGACAGACCTTTGCCAAAATCTTCAATCATATCGTTATTTGTTTTCGACATGTCCGTGACCATTGACACCCAGTTGTCGTAAAAACTATCAAATGACACTCCTGTAAGAGTTTCTTTTAACCTGTCACGCATTTCTTCAATCTGGTCATTACATTTAATAATGTTGTCGAGATAATTACGAACATCTCCGTCAAGTTTTGACCAAAATGTAGGTGCCTGTTCTTTCAGCTGTTCCAATTGTTGCGCTGTCAAATCAAACAACTCTGTCATACGACCATTGGCAACTGAACTGAAATTAAAGCCGATTTCGCGGGAAGCCTGTAGTAGTTCTAGCCATCCTTGTGAAGACATACCTTTGCGTTGACGTACACCTATAGAATTAGAGCCAGCAGATGAACCGGAATTAAGTCGTTCTTTCCCCAATGCTACATTGCTTTCCACTTTTTTATTAAGTATGTCTTCAATCTCGGCACCAACCTTTCTTGCTTCGTCTCCATACGATATATCTATATACTCTTGCTTCTTGTCTATTATCTCATCCCATATTTCAGATAGGTTATTATACTCCTCTACCATTTTGTTGTATTGCGAATAATCGGCTCCAAACATTCCGTCAAGTGCACTTACCATTTTTGATATACCGCCAGCTGCAGCCATGGCACCATCGACAATATTATCGCTTATAGCCTGTCCAACTCCGGCTGCGGTCTGCCCGAGACCGTCAACAGCGTCAATAGCCCCCTGTATTTTTGCGTCATCAAATATATTAGATATATCCGAACTGAATTGCTTTAACGTTGGCACGAAATCAGAAACAGCATTTGCTATACTTCCGATAGCCAATGCAAAATCATCACATCCTTTTTCCCCATTTTTAAAATTTTTGATAGCGTTGGAGATGCTTGATGTGAATGTCTTCCATGGCGAGCGGTCGGCCAAATCACCTTTTAAAATCTTAAGCGCATCTGTAACGTCTTTTATGCTTATTTCTCCACGCTCAATGCTTTCTATGTCTTTTTCACTGAACCCGACATTCTTCAAATCCTCAATCTGCACTTTGCCTGTACCATTATTATCCGTTCCGGACATATAGGCAACAAGCAACTCATATTTGTCTATGATTGCCTGTATTGCGGCAACAGACTTTTTTGAGGAATCTTCAAACAAATCAGCCATGGCACGTGTGGTCTTCCCGTATTTTTCCTCAAGACCTTCCAATGCTTCTTTTTGCTGCTCGTTGAGAATCTTCCTTTCTCCCTCTGTCTGAGCCTTTGCTATCTTCTCCGCATATTCTTCCGTTATTGCGAGTTTCTGCTGTTGGTAATTACCGTATTCTTTAAGGTAGTCACGCATTGCTGTAAGTTCGGTATTGTATAGGTCATTCACAGATCGCTCTCTGTCACGGTCAGCTTTATCACGCATAGACCTCACAAGCATAATTTCCTGTTCCGTCATCTTTACATCCACGCTTGTAGCATCGAACACCTTGCCTTTGTTGACCGGATTTTTCTCAAATTCGGTCTTCGCTGAAGTAATCTTTTCTTGTCTCAATTTATCTTCGTAATCCTCAATCGCTGATATTTGTTTGTCATAGTCAAGTTCTATTTGTGCAAGTTTTTTTCTGTTACCCTCTTCCATGAGGTCTATTTCATTCTGCCATATCTCATATTCATTGTCTCGCTTCTTCTTTATCGTTTCCTCTTTATACTTGTCAAGTAGGGCGTAATATCCGGATTGCTGCTTTTCTAGCCGTTCCGTTTCTCCTTTCTTCTTTCCGCTCTCTTTCGTGTTGATGACACCACCTAAATCCTTGTAGTTTTTTTCTGCTGCATCTCTCCGTTTCCTGGCCTCTTCATATTGTCTTGAAGTGAATTTGGATTTGTCTTTCTCAATCTTTGCAAGTTCTTTTTTAGCATCATCCCATTCTTTTTTTGCTTTTTCATAATCCTGTTTGTATGTGGTTTTATTCTTTTCTGTCTTTTCGTTTTTGTCTTCCACATCACCAAACACGACTTTGATTTTCTTCGTCTCGTCTTTCAGCGTCTTGGTGGCATTTTCCATTCCTTTAATCCAAGCATTGCTTTCACCATACGTGGAAGAGCCTCTGAATATATTGCCAATTTCTTCACGTAATATTTTTGAAGCCTTGCCGGTCTTACCAATTTCTCTCTGTAACTTATTGAGTAAACTTGTCGCTTTTACATCACCGACTTTCTCTCTTAATTTGTCGTACAATTTTCCTGCACTACCGGAATAAAGATTGGCATAAGCATCTTGTGCGCCTCTCATCGCTGTTTCCTTGCCACGTGCGCGTGCAGCCTTTTGTGCGGCTAAGGTAATAGCATCATACGCCCCCTTAATATCTTTAAGTGTGCGGATTTCTGCATTCAGACCTTCAAGATATTTACCATATTTGTTAATAATTGCATCTTTTGCTTGAGCATACTCTTCTGTTCCTTTCTTTGCGCTTCTCAGGTCTGTAAACAACGTTTCAATATCAGCCTGTTCTGACACGATTTCTTTCCTCATGTTAGACGTCGCATCATTCAGACGCTGCTGCGCTTCCTCTGCCTGATTTGTATTCTTGGTAAATGCCCATAAAGCCGAAGTAACCCCAACAATCAGCGTTGCAGCCATTACATATGGATTGGCTTTCATGGCTGCATTTAATGCGTGCTGCGCCACTGTCTGTGCTTTTGTGGCTAACGTCTGTATTCCTTTCGCTGCGGCATCGGTCTTTGCTGCAACAGCCCAGCTATGAGTTAATGCTATATTGGCTATTGTGGCAGCTTTATATACTCCATAGGTGGTCACAAGTCCTACCAAAACCTTTCCTATTGTCTCGTAGTTTTCTATTAATGAGGTTGTGAGTTGGATGCCTTTGATAATGACGCCCTCACTTACCTGCCCCATTTCATTGAAAGCGGCATCCATAGCGTCTTGCATCATTGAAAGTTGTCCGTTTATGGTCTTTGCCGCATTCTCAGACATGTTATAAAAGCGTCCTCCGGCGGATGTCGCGTCAATGAATGCCTGTTGCACCATTTCGGCCGATATAGCTCCCCTAGACATCTCGTCTTTCAGTTGGGAGATTGATTTTCCTGTCTTTTCGGACATTATTTGAAGAGGGTTGAAACCTGCGTTTATCATTTGGTTCAAGTCCTGTCCCATCAATTTCCCCGCTGCTGACATTTGTGAGAATGCGAGCGTAAGTGAATTGAACTTGCCACTTTCTCCCATAGACACATCACCTATGGCGGCTATGAATTTCGGAACTTTCTCCGCTTCGATGTTAAATCCCAGCATCATCTGTGTCGCTTGTGTGATATCAGAGAACTCCAGCGGGGAAATCTTGGCGTATTCACGTACTTGTGACATGAGCGCATCGGCTTTCTCTTTGCTGCCCAACAAGGTTTGAATAGCCGTATCGGCAGCTTGGAACTCTCCACGGACACGAATCATATCTGATAAGAATTGTTTGCCTAATGCCGCACCGCCTATAACCGCAAAAGCCTTTTTAAGTGAGAAACCTATATTTTCGGTTGCCGCAACCGTCTCTTTGCTGTCATTATTAAACAACTCATATTCATCACGGAGTTTCTTCACAGACAAGCGAGCATTTGCCTGTTCTTGTGTAAGGTCGAACAATGCCGATTTTTGTTCGCGGAGTTTCTCGCTTGCGATTTTTATCTTGGCCTCCAATTCCGAAGCATTACCATCATGCTTTAACGCTTCACGGTATTTCCCTTTAAGGTCTGTCAACTCGTTCTTCAACTGCTGTATGGTTCCGCGTTGCAATGTTATCTTTTCAGACAGTCCATTGACAACTTGAGAAGCATCGAAAATCTTCCTCTTAAAGCCATGTTCCATCTCAGCTCCGGCTTTCGCTGCCTCCACTACCAACTCATCCATTCTCTGCGTGGACGTTTGGAGCTGCGCATTAAGAGTATTAAAGGCGTGAGGGGTTTGTGAGGCATTCATCCCCTTTAATTCTTTCTTCAACTTCTCTATCTCATTACGGAGCCTAATAACTTCTTCATAGTCAGCACTCACACGGAATACAAGTTTTGGCATAGTCTGTTATCCTTTTAATTTGTTTTTACCTTTTATCTTAAAATATTCCTCTTCCGATACCTCTTTCATCACTTCACCGTAACATATATGCAATTTGTCTTTCTGCATTATCACAAGATTGCGGTATGGTATCTTATGTAAAACTTCATCATAAGACAGATGCAAGTTGTCCATGAATGTCGCAATCTGTCCCAATAGACATTCATTGCCTACTGTTTCTGTTTTGCTATCAGATTTGCTACATTCCTTGCTGAAACTGATAGCGTCATAAAATTTTCGACGGAAATCAAAGAAAGTCCCTCTTTAAGGGCATTGACAACCTCTTCAACAGTTCCGTGTGACAACTCGTCAAACAAGCTGTCATCACCATTAATTAGATATGATAACGCATGAGCAGCATTACCCATATCTTTCATCATGCCCAATACAGCATCCAAATCATTATCCCCTTTAAGGCCGGAAAGATAATACCCCGCTCCGGCTATTTTGTGTATTGTAGGTGGGGATATCATATAAACTTTACCGTTTATAACAGCCGTTCGGAAATCCATGCCAAGCACGGCACTACTTACAATCTTTGCAGCATTCTTTTCCATAAAACAAATAAAAAAAGGCGGTGGGCTTTTATTTGTTCCACCGCCAACCATCATAATACAACAACTGCCAAATCATATTTTATGACCCAGTGGAATCAACGGCTTCACCATCAAACCAATATTCATCGCTGACACCCTCCGTATTGTTCTCCATCGCCACGGCCGTAACACCAAGACCGATATTCTTCTCCACCATGTTTGACTTTCCTACGATACCGGCATTTGTGAAAACAACGTAGTTACCTGTTTTAGTTTTACCAACAACAGCCATATATATAAGCTCAGGTGTCTCGGGGGATTCCCATCCGACAACAGTCTCGCCGGACTTTACAACCTTACCGCCCTGCAATGCGACTTTGTCTTCAAACGCATATTCGCCCATTGTGAACGTTATTGTTTTCTTTCCTCCGTCCGTAACATCACGGTAATACGTCTTACCTGTCAACTCATTGATATAATCTTGAACCGAAGGATCATCCTGCGTATATCCCCATGTGTCTTGATGGGAGTTCTTCACCTCCTTTGCCGTTTCAAGCCATGTTTTCAGGCTCTGCGGTGTCATTGCTGCTTCAATGGACTTACCGTACCATATCTGCTTTATACCTATAAATGGTTTCATTCTTACTATTTATTTAACATTTAACACTTCAAATAATATTCTCACATTCACATAATGACATTTCAGCTCCTCGTCTTCCTCCATGCCTATTGATTCAATCGAATAGTAATAAGCAGTACCGTCATAAGAACTTGTCACATCGTCCAACAGTGCAACAGCTTTTCTTTCAAGCTCGTTTATCCGGATTGTGTTGGCTTCATTCTCGCTCAAATCAGGAACACAAAGGTTTACTTCTACAAAAGACTTCTTCCAATATGTTTCCGGCTGCTGCGGTTTGGAATGTATGACAATTCTTTCAGACTTCAATTCGCCTGTAAGCGTTTCTCCGTCAGGTACAATGTCTATCCCGAAAACCTCGCAATCCCGATAGATAATGTTTGCTATGTCGGTAGGCGTTATCATTCAAATTCTTCCTTTAATTGTTTCTCCGCATGAATGGCGGCACTACTCAAAACATCATAACCTTTCGATTCTACCTTGGAAGCGTACTGATAGCCGTTCGGAGCTGTTGCATCGTTGTATAGCATCAAACTGTCTTTATCCACATCATATTTATTGGATGTTCTCAAAGTTAGTGTGTGGTCTTGGTAATCGCCATGTTCCTCTGCGTACTTTACGGCTTCATCGCCAACATCAATCATCTTCTTTTCAACCTCCCATTCTCCTTTATTGAAGAAATCATCAACATCGGAGAAATCAAAATCTACATCCATAATTCCGAATAGTTAAAGTAGTTAGTACCCTTCACCATATAGACCTTGCCTTGTCCTCTCACGTCCTCACCATCCATACAACGGATTTCATCACCTGCTTTGATGGTTGTACACTTCTCGCATACCACATGGTAATTGGGCCGGTACACCTCGCCATTTTCTGATTTAAACTCCTTAATGGTGTTGTCATCACAACGGCACTTACATACTTCCTGCCAGTCCCCGCCACCAGTTCCAGGAATCGGTCTTCCGAACTCATC